ATATTGCCATCCTCCTACTTTTTCAGGAAGACTATATCTCCATCTAGTATTATCGGAATCAACCCATCGGTCTGTTGCACCAACACCTGTGTCTTGTTTGTCGACACCTGGTTGAAATTTCATTTCAAAGAGAGCCATCTGTTAAGCTCCTTATGCTGTATTAGTTTTATATGCCCAACCTCTAGTGGCATCTACATATACTAAAGTTATTGATTGACCGTTTGTGTTTAAAACTAAATCAGATGTACCTGTGTTAATGGGTGAACCATTTCTACCTATTGTACAATTGTTTGAACCCCAAGTACCTCTTGTATCTAAAACACTAACCTCATCTCCAACACTTGGTGATGCTGGTAAGTTTATTGTTATTGGGTTGGCTGTTGTGTTAGCAAAAATTTGAGCTCCTGCTACCGTTGTGTAAGGACTATTAGAATCGGTTATAGTTGCATAACCTTTTTCAATTATAGACACTACTGTTTCTGTTCCATTTGATTTACAAAGAACAGTTGCTCCCGGTGGTATTTGTGTGGTGCTACCACTAGCTGTTAAAACACCTAGTGTTCTATTTGATGTACCTCTAACAGTATCATCTTTCATAATCCACACTCTAGTTACACCAGAACCTGATGGCATAGTAATTGTTCTATCTCCTGCCAGTGTTCCGTGTAATCTTAAATATGCATTTTTACCATTTGATGTTGCACCATCAGTTAAAAGTAGCGTGACACTTGCTCCTGCCATATCTACATCTAAAGCTCCTGACGATGACTGTTCTAATATTTGTAGGTTAGTATTAGTAATACCACCCCATTGACCAGCTTTTTCGCCGGTTGATATGATTTCTAATTTTATATCTGATGAATAACTTGATGCCATAATTTTATACTCCTGGATCTATTGGTGTCCAGACCATGTTTGCTCCTGGTATTATTTCACTCCATGTTATAGCTTGTGCCGTACCTGTAGCAAGCGTAAAGGTGCTGCCTGTAGGTGAAACATTAGCTTCTCCTGTTACTGTAACAGTTCCTGAAGAAATTACAACCTGATTTCCACTAGGTGTTATATCAGCATTTGCGCTAACTGTAACATTACCAATGGCTATTGCTACCTGAGAACCAGTGACACCAAAGTTAGCATCTCCTTGAATTGTTAAACTACCAAACCCTAAAGTAACTTGGTTTGGATCAGGTATCTCTGTAATAGAATCAGCTACAATACCAGGATCGCCAATGCTAATAGTAACCTGATTTCCTGTAACCGCAAAAGTTACATCGCCATCGGGTCCTGATGTAGCGAATGGTAATGCTGCTATTGCGTCAAATCCTAAACTCATAAATAATCCTTAAAAGGGAGCTGCGTGGTATGTGGTGGTGACACAGCCCCCATCTAAGAATTATATCATCGTTTAAACCAAGAAGGAAGACCTAAATGTGGACGTTTGTCGAACATATTATCTTTAGCCCCTGGGGTCTTACGATTGTTATAATGCAGAAAAACTTGTACGCATTCTTTGCCTTTGAATTTTTCTCTCCAATGTTCTAGCTCACAGCCAGAATAAACTAGCATATCTCCTGGTTTTAAATCTACTCTAACACCCTTGGTATTATCAGATACATATCCAACACCTGGTTTAACACCACCTTTTTTAGGATCTGGTTCTAAATAAATTGGCCAATCATCGCCACCCAAATTCATAGTAGTAGATATCTCACAACTAAATCTATCTTTGTGTCTTTCTAATACATCACCTTTTTTGTATATTCTTGCATATGTGTAAGCAGGGTATAATTTTAATCCTGTTACCTTTTCCATTTCTGGTTGGCATTTTAACATCAATGTTTCCATAGCAATGTCTGCATAATGAGAATAAGTATTTGGTATTTGATTATCATCATAAGATCCTAATATATTTTCGAATGGTGAAAAGTACCTTGCTTGTTTACAAGTATCTAAAACTTGTCTTTTCATTAAAAAATAATTTGCAACAAAAGCTGCTAAATCTTTTGATATTGCTTGTCTGATTACTGTATACTTTTTCTTTTTAAACATCTTTAGCCATTTCTTTTGGTACTGCTTGTATATTCCAATGTATAAATCTAAATGGTTCTATACCAAAATCTACAGCATATTCGTGTTCTAAGTACCCTGGAAATATAATTAATGTTCCTGGTTTAGGTTTTAAATGAAATTGTTCGTGACCTGACCATACACCTTTTAAGTCTGGTTTCATTTTTAATTTTGTACATCTTGCACCAGTCTTTGGTTCGTGAAATATAGGGTAAGAAGTTTTATCACTACACTTTAAAAAGTAAAAACCTGATACGTGTTGGTTCCAATGTATGTGTGCTGAGTGGTGTCCGCCACCTTTTTTAGCAAACTCTTGTACCCATAGCTCACTAAACATAGTTGTGTATTGAGACATATCATAACCTTGGTGATCTAAATACTCCCAAGATTTTTGACCAATGTAATTTCTAAAATCTAAAAAGTCATTATCTCTCGTCAATGGTGTTGAATGAAACGATCTACCAAAGTCACCATATTCTTTAATATATTTTTTCTCTCTATTTTTTGCTTCTTTAATATATTTGTTACTTGCTTTATTTAACGATTTAACAAACTCTGGTTTTTCCTCACTCCATATTACAGTTGGAAAATAACTATTTATGTACATTTTTTAAAACTGAAAACAGACTTGGTTTTTCTTTAACAAGTTGTTCGCATAACTCCTTTCTTTCATTTAATTTATTAATACACTCCTCAAATTCTTTTTCAAGTGTTTCCTTATTAAACCTTCCGTATTTAATTATAGATACTTCATTTGTAGGTGCCCAATGCATACCCGCAGCAATGCAATGTAGTCCTCCTTCACTGCCAAATTTAAAATCATATGTTTTTTGCCATACAGCTCTATTCATACCACTTAAACCAACTGGTTCTAAATTTATTAAACTTTTTTCCCAAGACTTATTGTTACAGTTTTTCCAATAATCGGTATCGTTTCTATGAGATAAAGCATAATGTAATGCTACAAATTCAGAAAATTCTTTAAACATATGTTTACATTGATAATTAAAATTATCTCTATCCCATTGTGATATTTTATCTCTTTGTAAATTTAAAACTAATCTAGTTAAAAATTCGTGAACGGTGAACAAACCATTACTTTCTAATGGTTCTATAAATCCAGCAGACAATCCAATTGCCACTACATTTTTTACCCATAACCTATTATGTATTCCAACCCTCATTTTTATTTTTTTAAATTCTAAATTTTCTTGACCTAAATGGTTTTTAAATTGTTTTAATGCTGTTTCATCATCCACAAATTTACTTGAGTATACATACCCTGTTCCAATTCTTGACCACAAAGGTATATTCCAAACCCAACCATTTTCTATAGCAGTGCAATTCGTATAAGGAACTAATTCTTTTTCTTTATCTTTATATTTAATTCTTGTAGCCCAAGCAGAATCATTTGGTAACATATCAGAGTATGATTCAAAAGGTTCTTTTAAAGTTTTATCTAATAACAAAGATTTAAACCCAGTGCAGTCTATATATAAATCTGCTTTATATTTGTTATTTAAAGATGTAATTCCATTTTCATCTTGTTCAATAGAAACAACATCGTCAAGAATGTGTTTTATTTTTTTACAATAATTATTTTTTAACCAAAGACCAAACTTTGTTGCATCAAAATGATAAGCTCTTTGCACTTCATTTATGTCAAATTTGTTTTGATTAACATAAGCCATTTGTAAAGGAAAAATACAATCAGCGTAGTCTGAACAAGGAGTTTTTGGATATAACATTTTTTTAAACCACCAATCGTTTGTTCCTGCTCTTGTTCCTCCTGTAGCCGGTTGTCCAAAAGGATAATGAAAAGCTTCTCCTTTTTTATAAAAATCTGTAAATTTTATACTTAATTTATAACTTCCATCTACGTGTTTTATGAAATCTTTATCTTTAATTTTAAGTAGTCTCATCCAATCTGTGATCTGTGCAATAGTACTTTCACCTACTCCTACGGTAGCTATATTTTTAGATTCTATTAATGAAATTTTATGTTTAGGAAATTGAGATTCTAAAGTAGCTGCAGTCATCCACCCTGCACTTCCACCACCTACAATTAATATTTTCATTTAAATGGCTTTCCTAAATGCCATACTACAAGACTGTATCTTGTGCCTGCTGTTACTGGTTTAACTCTATGCCATACAAAACTAGGAAATACAATAATAGATCCTTTTGGTAATATCTCTTTACATTGTATTCTATGTTTTGATTCGTCTCTCATATGTGGATCATAGTTTCTAAAATCAAATTCTAATTCACCACCTTTGTATTCTGATCCATCTGTTAACTGACAAGTCATCGATAATTTTCTAATTCTGCCGTGCTCTGGATTGTTAACATCGTCTCGTTGATAAGGTTTATCCCAACTATCACAATGCCAATCGTAATATTGATTTAATTTATATTTTGTAAATTGACAAGATTCCGATCTTTCCCACTCAAAATTCCAACCTGCCATTTCATTTGCTCTGTGCACATATGGATGTAATTCTTTATATATCCAAGTGTCATTAAGCCATACTAGATCAGACTTTCTTTTACGTTGTATATTCTTAACATCTTCTTTTGTTAATTTTTCTTTGTTATAACCACCGGTTCTAGCTAACACTTCTTTTTGTTTATTAGCGTATGCTATAACATCGTCACAAAATCTAGGTGTTAATGCACCACTAAAATACCAATAATAATTAGATATATTCATAAGTTATAGTTTGCACAAAATTTAAACTATCTTTTTGATTATTAGTTAAGTAATACATATTAGTTGATGGAAACATTATAAATTTATTATTTTCTAATGGTATGTCCCAGCTTCTTCCTTTACGTCTATTATCTTCATAATGTATTCTGACCATACAATCTTTAACTTTTACACCATACAATAGTGTAAAATCTGGTGAGTTACGTAAATCTACTGGATCAATATTAAGTAATGGTGTTGTAGTTTCCGCAGGTTTATAAGTGTTACCCCACGTTTCTTTGTTCACTAAACCTATACCATATTCAAGACCAATGTGATCTCGCATATATGTATTTAACATATCCCAAGTTCTTGAAAATGGAAAATTTTTGTTTTGAATTATTGATTGTAAAATGTCACTTGATAATTTATCTCGGTCAATGTCCCAATCTTTAGGCATTGCCACATCACCATAATATAGAGCTTGCTCTGTTAATACTTTCTTCTGCATACCACCACCATTTTTAATTTATGCTTTTGCGTCTGTCAAGTCCCAAGATTGATCAGCTTCATTCCAAACGTAATACCAGCCGTGAGTATCTGCTTCATTTTGTGATTTTTGTTCGGCTGTTAATGCAGGAGGATCACCTATTGGTGATTTCCAAGATGCAGTTGTAGTATCTTTTACCCAAGATGAAAAAGGTTTTTTAGGCCAAAAGATATTGTTATCTTCATCCCATTCATAACCTATACCTGCGTAGTTTCCTCTAAATGCTTTTGAGTTATCGCCAGAGTTATGTTTATTACCAGATGTATTATATGAAGTTTGAATCCACATTTGTGCAGGCCAATTATTGTGATGTTCTAAATATTGTTGACCTACTGATTCATCTTCAACACCATCAGCATTTAACATATCTTTGTTATCAAGTGTTAATACTTGAATAACTTTACTGTTAGCTCCTAGTTTTGCAAAATGTGCCATAATGTTTCTCCTTATATATTAATTTTAATTACTATTCAACTACTGAAATTTATATCTTATTATTACAATTCCTGAACCGCCGGTTGCACCATTAGTACCATTAGAAAAACTAGCACCACCTCCACCACCAGAGTTAGTTCCACCAGCTCCACCATTTCCAGGACCTGAAGCAGCTGAACCTGCATTAATTGCTGATCCACCACCAGCTCCAGCACTATCAGTAGGAACAGATCCACCTCCACCTCCGCCACCAATTCCACCAGCTCCACCAGTGTTAGCGTGAGATCCACCACCACCGCCACCGCCCCAGTAGTAGTTATTACCATCAATATTATTTTGTTTTCCAGCGCCTCCTGCACCAGCGTTTCCACCAGTTCCACCAGCACCATTTCCACCAACTGCTGCGGCACCACCTCCGCCACCACCTCCAGATTGGTGACCTGCTCCTGATCCACCATCGAAACCTTGAACGGGTGATGCGGGTGAAGATTGAGCGGGAGTATTTCCTGACCCTCCTGCTGCTATTGGGGGAGCTTGAGTCCCAGGTCCACTAGCAGATCCACCACCACCGCCTGATCCACCACTAGCACCAGCTACTCCACAACCACCATCATAACCTCCACCGCCACCACCACCGTTTGAAGTGATTGTACTCCAAGTAGAATTAGAACCTGATGTTGCTGTCCCACCTGCACTAGGAGCAGCAGATTGTCCAGCGCCACCCCCACCAACTGTAATTGGATAAGCTTGTGCTGTAACTGTTTCTGTGCCTGCGTTACCATTAGGACTTGGAAAAGATCCTCTAAAACCTCCTGCACCTCCTCCACCAGAGTGTTGAGTGGCTCCGCCACCTCCACCAGCGACTACTAAATAATCTATTTTGTTAGAACCTGCTGCATTACCAGCATTACTTACAGTGAAAGTTCCTGGTCCTGTGAATGTATGAACTTTAAAATTTGTACAAACAGTGGCTGTTGTGTTTCCACCAGAAGCTGCAACAAAAGCTGGAGTTAATCCTGTTTCTGTGTCCTCTGCATTTTGAACATTAATCCAACCTTCAGTTCCATCCACATAAACTAAAGTAATAGCCTGACCATTAACATTTAATATTGCATCATCCGCTACACCACCTATTTTTTCAGAACCATTTGGACTAATTGTTAAATTATTTGTATTAAAAGTTCTTGTATAATCTGAAAGAGCTACAATTGCACCCGCTGATCCAGCAGGTAGGTTTACTGTAAAACCACCAGATGTTGTATTACAAAAATATCCTTCGCCACTTGCTGCTGTAAATGTGCTTGTTTTAATACTAGATGTTTGCCAATCTACTGCACCTGTTCTACCAAAACCTGTCTGTGTTCCATTGTTTGTAATTGTTACACCACTAGGAATTGTGAATGTGTCTCCACTATCCCCTAATGTAGTTGTACCACACGCTGTTCTTGGACTAATTTTATTTACTTTTATTTCACTCATATTACCTATTGAAATTTGTACCTTAATATTACTATTCCTGATCCACCGTTTCCAGCATCAGAACCATTATTACCAGAACCAGCTCCGCCACCACCAGAATTATCTCCACCATTACCACCTGTTTTATTTGAAGATGGACTAGTGTTAGAACCATTTCCTCCAGCATTAATTGCTGATCCTCCACCGGTTCCAGCAGTACCACTACAAGAACCGCCGCCACCACCACCGCCAATTCCACCAGCTCCACCTAAATAATCGTGAGATCCACCACCGCCACCACCACTCCAGTAGTAGTTATTACCATCAATATTGTTTTGTTTTCCAGCACCTCCTGCACCAGCAGTATTTGTTGGAGATGTACCAGCGTTAGCTCCAACTGCTGCAGCACCGCCACCACCGCCGCCTCCATAATTGTGACCAGTTCCAAATCCGCCAGCGTGACCTTGAACGGGGGATGCGGGCGAAGATTGAGGAGGAGTATTTCCTGCTCCTCCTGATCCTTGTTCACTAGTTGTGCCACCTGGAGCCCCAGATGCACCGCCGCCGCCTGATCCACCACTAGCACCAGCAACAAAAGGACCTGAACCATTGTAGCCTCCACCGCCACCACCACCAGCTGAAGTAATTGAATTCCAAGTTGAATTAACACCTGGCGTTGCTGTTGTATTTACGTTAGGGCCAGTAGGAGTTTTTGCTCCTCCACCCCCAACTGTTACTGGATAACCTTGAACTGAAACTGGTGTTGTACCTGCGTTACCATTAGGGCTTGGAAAAGATCCTCTAAAACCTCCTGCACCTCCACCACCAGAGTGTTGAGTAGCTCCGCCACCACCGCCGGCAACTATTAAATAATCTACTTTGTTAGATCCTGCAGAATTTCCTGCAGAAGATACACAAAATGTACCTGGACCTGTAAATGTATGAACTTTAAAATTTGTATCAACGGTTGCAGTTGTGTTTCCTCCTGTTGCTGCTACAAATTGTGCTCCTACTACTGAATCATCTACGTTTTGAACATTAATCCAACCTTTTGTTGAATCTACATATATAAAAGTTGCAGCTTGACCATCATTCGCTAACACTGCATCAGTTGCTATACCACCAATTTTTTCTGAACCATTTGGACTTATTGTAAAATTATATGTTCCAAAATTTCTTGCATAATCAGAAAAAGCTACAATAGCTCCTGCTGATCCAGCAGGTAAATTTGCTGTTAGAGCACTTCCAGAATTTATAAAATATCCTTCACCATTTACTGCGGTAAATGTAGCAGTCTTTGGTGTTGTTACCCAATCTACAGTTCCTGTTCTACCAAAACCTGTTTGCGATGCACCTGATGCAAGAGTAATGGTATCGCCACTTGCACCTAAAGTTATTGTGTTAGAGCTTTCATTAATGATGTTAGCACCGCATTGGTTTTGTATGTTGTTTACTTTAATTGTACTTGTCATAATTATTGATATTTATACCTTATTACAACTATACCTGATCCGCCTGCTCCACCAGTAGCATCTGTTGGTGATCCACCAGCGCCACCTCCTCCTCCAGTGTTAGCTGTTCCTGCACCTCCTGTGCCACCAGGCGAAGTTCCTGATCCACCACCACCTGATCCTCCTGAACCATCTGTACTACTAGAAGAAGCCCCACCTCCTCCTCCAGCTCTAGCAACTGGTGATAATGTTATAGATGATGTTACACCTGCACCTCCATTACCTCCAGCACCTGGAGAAGCATTAGAACCAACTGCTCCAGCACCGCCTCCTCCACCACCAGAATATTGTGGACCTGCAGAACCTTGTCCACCATTATTTCCTTGTGATGGACTTACAGGAGGCTCATTTCCTTTACCACCTAAATGATTAAAAAAACCACCTCCACCTCCAGATCCACCTTGTCCACCATTATATGTGCTTGTTGATGTTGAGCCATCTGAAATTGTAGTTGGTGGTCTAACTTCTCCAGGACTGTTATTCATTCCACCATCGCCACCTCCTACAGATGTTATTGTGCTAAAAATCGAATTTGAACCAAATCCATTTACATAAGCTCCTGGTCCTTTTCCTGTTCCACCTCCGCCGACTGTAATTGGATAACCTGTTACTGAAATAGGTAAAGAAGTTGAACTTGCTAATGGACTAGCTGCATAACTACCAGATGTAGTTGAACAATGAGATTCTCTATAACCTCCTGCTCCACCTCCTGCTCCACCTCCGCCAGGGTTAGTAGAACCACCAGCACCACCTCCTCCAGCTACTACTACATAATCTACTTTTGCTACTGGACCTGCACCCGCTGAAACACAAAAAGTACCTGGTCCTGTGAATGTATGAATTTTAAAATCTCCGCAAGTTGTAACGGTTCCACCTGTTGCTGAAATAAATACATTTTTTTCTGAAGAACCAACATTTTCATTAACAGGTACCCAACCTTGTGTTGCATCAACATAAACTACTGTTAATGTATTTCTATCTCCAGAAATTTCACCATCATTAGCAGCTCCTTCAAAGTTAGAACCATTTCTTGCTAAAAAAATACTATTAGTTCCAGCTGTTCCTGCATAATCTGCTACTGCTACTATATCACCTGATGATGGTGAAGCTGGAAGTGTAACTGTGATTGCACCTGAAGTGGTATCTACGAAATAACCCTCACCATTTGCTGCTGTGAAAGTCGCTGTTTTAATAGATCCAGTTTGCCAATCAACGGTCCCTGTTCTACCAAAACCAGATTGACTAGCACCACTTCCTAAAGTTACTGTATCACCAGATTCACCTAGTGTTAAAGTAGTTCCGCATTGTGGTGCAACTGTATTTACCTCTATTTTACTCATTAAACTATTACCAACGTTCCTGTTACTGTTATAGTTGCAGGAATAGTTATTGGTCCTGCTAGTACAGCGCTTTCTATAGTTTGTGTACCATCAATCGTTGCCGCTTGATTGGGTATAAATTCATTCGGTCCTGTTTGGCCTCCAATATATTGGATACCATTTATTATTGCAGTCATAATTCCTCCTACGAACTAATTGTATCGATGTACGAAAGAACCACGTCTAAACTACTTGCTGTATCAGAGACGGCTTCTAACGTATCACCACTAGCTAAAACAATTTTTGCTCCACCTTGAATTAATTCAATTGCAGAGTTTGGTGGAATAACTACTCCTTTTGCTAAAAAGTAATCAGCTCCGCCTTTTGCAATCTTAACATCAATTGCAATAGTTGATGTTAAAATATTACAACATCTAATACCAATAACTGCATCATAGTTTCCACCCGCTAACAGTGTAGTATCTGATGTTCCAATTGTTCTAACTAATACGTTTCTAAAATCTTGTGCCATATTTATTTCCTATAATGCAACCGCCATTGCTAATGCAAAACCATTGCTTGCTGCTCCTACCGGATTACCTGTAGCATCTAAATAAACAGATTTACTTGCAGGTAAAGTACAGAACACATCTTTTGTACCTGAACTAAAATCTACAGCTGAGTCTGAATTAGAACTGGAGATAACTTGAGTTCTAGCTAAGTTAGCACTTGATCCATCTAATGTACCACGTCCTACCTCAAACTCACTAGTACCTTGATTAAAGATACAATAATAAGTTTCATTGTTGTTTCCTATTCCTGCTGCAAAAGTTTCAAAACCAGTTGCCGCTGAACCAAGTGCGAACGCACCTGTGCCAGTAGTTGTGCTTGTTACTTTTACTCTGTCATTTATTACTAAAGCCATTTATTCTCCTATGCCATACTTATAATTGCATTGGCTGGTGTTGCTGGATCTGGGAAGGTAATTTTAAACGTGCCATTAGTTGCAGTTTTATTTCCTCCAAAATCTAAAACAACGCAAAGTTTATCACTGTTAGTACTATTATAAATAGCTGCAAAGGCTGCTGTAAAAGTTGCTGATGACCAAGTTGCATCTGCAAAGTCTACTGAAGCAACTGCTGTCGAAGCAGCAACAGCTTGTGAACCTAAAGTTTCTCCACCTGTTGTGTAGTTACTTCCTCCAGAAGAACTAACTTCGCTAGTTCCTACTTTAACCGTGCTTGATGTTGTATACGGATTTGCTGTGTACAACGCTATTTTAAATGTGTTACCACCAGAAGAAAAATTATGCGTTCCCGAAAAGAGTTCTCCTCTAAATGAAAAAGGTATTACGTTTGCCATATTTTTTATCTCCTTTAATAACTTGATGGTGATTCAGATTTGATAGGAAGACGAATAACACCATCATTGTATTCGTTTCTGCGTCTACGACCAATTTGTTCGGTAGCATACGTTTCTAAAGCTTCTTTATAAGCCGCTTGATAGTATTGTAACATATCCTGCGGTCCTTTC